GTTTTAAACTGTTTACTCGTCCGGGCGGCGTAGGAAGTTTTCAAGTCAAACACGTTGCAGAAGTAAATGGTGTTGGTGGCGCTTATCAGTTAACATATCCTGTCCCGCAGCCATTACTAGAAAAGACTGATGTTGATGCAAGGATGCACACTCTATCAAACAACGGTAGATACACTTGCACTTTCGACATATTATTAGTAGATAATGATTAAAATGCAAATTAACTGTGTACAAACAAAAAGCAATAGTGTATAAGGGTTACATGGAAAACTTTAAAACGCACATAACTGAAAATAAAAACACACATATGACTCATATCGAAGATAAAGTCATTTATGGTGGAGTAAATGGAACACGTCAAGCTATCATGGCTTTACGTGAATTAAGAGATATGCTAAAAGGTGAGCACGAAGGTAGTGTCTCTGTAAAGTGGGACGGTGCACCAGCAATATTTGCAGGCATTGATCCTACTGATGGAGAGTTCTTTGTTGCCAAAAAAGGTATCTTTAATAAGAATCCTAAAGTCTATAAGACGCCTGCTGACGTCGACGCCGATGCAAGTGGTGATCTTGCTGACAAGCTTAAAGCGGCTTTGAGAGAGCTGCCGTCGTTAGGCATCAAAGGTGTAGTTCAAGGTGACTTTCTATATGGACCAGGTGATCTAAGTAAAGCTAAAATCAAAGGTGAAGAATATCTAACATTTCATCCGAATACTATTGTATATGCAGTACCAGCAAAATCAGAAGCCGCAAAGGCTATTAAATCTGCAAAGATTGGTATTGTATGGCATACAACTTATAAAGGAAACACATTCGAATCTATGCGAGCTTCGTATGGAGTTGATGTGAGTAAGTTTAAGAAATCAAAGAATGTGTGGTCTCAAGATGCCATGCTACGTGACTTGACAAACGTTACAATGAATAAAAAAGATACAGAGGAAGTAAATGAATATCTATCGCAAGCTGGTAAACTCTTTAACCAAATCTCAGGAACAACTCTCAGAAAACTTGAAAGCTCGCCAGAGCTATCGCGCCTCATTGAAACCTATAATAACTCCTTCGTACGAAAAGGACAAGTTATTGGAGACACAGGACGACACGTATCCGGCCTCATTGGTTGGATTAAACAGCGATATCAAAAAGAGATAGATAAGCGTAGTACTGAGAAAGGCAAATCTGCACAGCAGAAAAAACTAGATGCAATTCTAGAGTTTTTCTCTACGGGAAACAAACAATCACTTAAAAAGATGTTTGATTTACAAAAAGTGATAGTTTTGGCAAAATTAAAACTTATAAATACTCTTAATAAATTAAACAAAATTAAAACATTTGTAAAAACACGTAATGGTTATAAGGTGACAGGAGCCGAAGGCTATGTCGCTATTGATAAACTTGGTGGTGATGCAGTGAAAATTGTTGATCGTATGGAATTTTCATACAACAACTTTTCACCCGATATATTAAAGGGATGGGACAAACCGGGAAGAAACTAATGGCAGTAGGTTTTAAAGATTTTCTATCTGTTGACTATACACAAACTGGTGATGGTCAACTTGCTAAGAACGCAAAGAAGCGTAAGATGGATACTACAGGTGGTAATAACGCCGAGTATTCATCGACTAATGGTCCGTCTAAAACAGACGAAGCTTTGGGTATGGCTCAAAGGCGTGCACGTGCACGTCAAATGAAGAAGTATGCCACTCGTCTTAAAATGGGCCGTAAAAGAGCGGCTGCTAAGATGGCTGATGCTCCTCGTTTAAAAAAGAGAGCTCAAAAGGCAGCACGGAATGCACTAGCTAAAAAACTCACCAAGGGAATATCTAAAAGCGAATTGACTCCAGCAAGAAAAATGGAAATTGAAAAGCGTTTAGATAAGATGAAGCCCAGAGTAGCACGTCTTGCTAAAAAGATGTTACCTACAATTCGTAAAAAAGAGTTAGCTAGAAGGCAAGGTTAATGATTAATTCATTTAGTCAGTTTCTCGTTGAAGAAGAAAAGGCTGTTTATTTTACCTTTGGTAGAATGAACCCGCCTACTATTGGTCATGGTAAGTTGCTAGACAAACTTGCTTCAAAGGCTGGTAAAAATCCATATCGTGTTTATCTCTCACAGACTGCTGACGCAAAAAAGAATCCTCTATCATATACAGATAAAGTTAAGTTTGTTAGGAAAATGTTTCCAAAACATGCTCGGTCTGTAATGTTAAATAAAAAAGTAAAAAATGCAATGGATGCTGCAGTTGTTCTATACAACGAAGGCTTCACTAAAGTTGTTATGATTGTTGGCGATGACCGTTTACGTGAGTTTGATACATTGCTTAATAAGTATAATGGTCAAAAAGCACGTCATGGCTTTTATAATTTTGAATCGATTAAAGTGGCAACAGCAGGTCAAAGAGATCCAGATGCTGAAGGAGCAGAGGGTGCATCAGCCACTAAACAGCGCGCTGCAGCAACTGGTAACGACTTTACTTCATTTGCTCAAGGTCTTCCAAAACAAATGTCTAACAAAGATTCGAAAGCCTTGTTTAATGCTGTTCGTAAAGGTATGGGTCTAAAAGAACAGAAACAATTCCACAATCACGTTCAGTTAGAACCTGTTTCTGATCTTCGGGAAGCATATGTTAAAGATGGCTTATTCGATGAAGGTGATGAGGTCGTAATACTGAAAAATGATGTTGTTGGTAATATCCAACATCTCGGTACTAATTATGTTATTGTTGAATCAAAGGGTGAAAGATACCGTTGTTGGTTAACTGATATTTCTAAGGTTGAAGAAGATCTCAAAATAAATTGGGATAATGCACCTTACGATGACCCTGGTGAAGACGGTGTCGTAAGAGAATCACTTAATGAAGAATACAAATATGAGTGGGGCACTGATGCATCTACTAAACATGCTAAGAAAATGACACCCGGTGAAAAGCAAGAAGGTAATGGTCTTTGGGCCAATATTCATGCTAAACGTCGTAGAGGCGAAAAGATGAGAAAGAAAGGTGAAAAAGGTGCACCCACACCTGATGCAATTAAATCAGCACAACGTGAAAAAACAGAGAACCCACAGGATTCGGATATCGCAGATCGTCCAGGTTCTCAGCCCAAGGCATACCATAAAGGTTTAAGTAAAGCTCAAAAACTTTCAAGAGATCGTCAGTTCAAACGGCAAGCTAAAATGTCTGATGATGATCCTAAAGCGTATAAGCCAGCGGCTGGTGATAAAACAGCTAAGACTAAACCATCTAAGCATACTTTAAAATTTAAAAAAATGTTTGGTGAGCAAGACGCTATGGACATGGCTAAAACAAGAATTGATAGAGAAAAAAATGTTGATGCAAGAAAACATGATCGTATGATGGATCGTGCTAGACTTAAAGACACATTAAAAAAGAATAGAGAGACAAAGCCATGATTAAATTTAAACAGTTTAATGAGAATACGACAGGTCTAAAGAATAAAGCAGAAAAATCTGGCATGCCTCTAAGTGTTCTACGTAAGGTATATAATCGTGGTGTTGCTGCTTGGAAGACAGGTCACAGGCCTGGTACAACTCCTGAGCAGTGGGGTATGGCAAGAGTCAACTCATTTGTGACTAAATCATCAGGTACATGGGGTAAGGCAGACAAAGATCTGGCAGCGAAAGTAAGAGGCAAGTAATGACAGTTAAATCAGCAGATAGAAAACCAGAAAAATATATTGGTCCAGACGGTAAGCCAAGAATTCGTATGGTTCCGGTCGATAAAGAAATTGTAAAGTCTGAAGCTAAAGATGGTGACGGTGTTAACATTGTCAAGGATCGTCCATTTAAAGGTAAGCCTATGGACCGTAAGCCTGGTAAAGTAGGTATTAAATTCTCAGATATGAGGAAGTCTAAGTGGGCTAAGGATGCTGATGCTAATCCAAAGAGAGCTAAAGCTATGGGTGAAGCCAAAGATCCTGAAGAGTATGATAAAGAAGGTGATATGGCTAAGACTCAGCTTAAGACAATGATTGACGCTGCCCAAGAACTACACGATCAATTGTCTGATGATGAGAACATGCCTGAATGGGTACAGAATAAGATTACTAAAGCTACAGATTATATCGATTCAGTGCGTGATTATATGAAAAATAATGATGACGTTAATGAAGAGACTACTGAGGCTGTCGAAATTGAAGAGTTAACAGCGGCCGAAAAGAAACTTGTTAACCAGATGTATGACAAGAAAGGTAACCTGACACCTCTTGGTAAAAAGGTTATGAACCACGGTAAAAAACCTGGTGATAGAGGTTATACAGAATCGCTAGATGAGGTTCTAGACCGTCCAGGCGCATTGGATAGCTATAGAAAAAAAGCTAAAATGAAAAGTGATAAAGCTCGTAATACTGCAACAGCTAAACTTCTTCGCGGTAATCCTGACATTTCAAAAGAAAAAGAAACTATTCGCAAGCGTGAAAAAGGCCAAGACATGGCTGATAGAGTTGGTGTTAAACAATTCCGTAAATCAATCGGTAGAGGTTACGTTGCTAAAAAAGAAGAAACGGTTGATGAGATCTCAAAAGGTCTGGCCGGGCGTTATATTAAAAAGGCGCAAGTAAGTACAGCAGATGCTGCAAAAAGTACAGAGCGTGGACATACTGACTCTCGCTCACCCGATCGTGACATTGCTAAAGCTGGAAGCAGTCAAGCTAAAAAAGGCATTAAAACATTTATTAATCGCAATAAAGGTACATCTACCGCTGTTGACAAATTAACCGGTAAAGCAAGGGTACCTGCAAAAGAAGATACTGTTAGCGAAATTTCAAATAATAAGATGGGTCAATATGTACGTAAAGCAGCTGATGATGCAGCAAGACAGGCATCTAAGGGTGATGCTAAAGGTATTGTAAAGGCACGTCAAAGAGTAAAAGGCGTGTCTAAAGCTATGGATAAAATAGACAAAAATAGATTGTATGGGAGACAATAAATGAAAACCTTTTTCCAATTAAAAGAAGATATGGATAAAATAAAGAAGCCAAGTGCTTCAGAGAGAAGTGTAAGAATATCAAAATCTGGTAGATGGAGCCAATATCATGGTACTGAAGGTGCAGGTGCCACTACTCATGATATGCATGATCATGCAAAAGAGACAGCTAAGGAATATCCTGATCATAAACCATTACAATCAGCAGCTAAAAAACATATAGAGCACATTACTGCACTTCATCATGCTCATATGGCTTTAAAAGCTGCTGAAGACAATGTGATGAATAGTCAACATGAAATGGAAAAACATCGCCATGATGCCTGGCGTAAACATAGTGGTCAATAATTACTAAAGAATAACGATGATTAAGTTTAAGCAGTTCATATCAGAAGAAAAACACCCAGCTCTCAAAAGGGCAGGCGTATCTGGCTTCAGTAAACCAAAACGGACACCAGGTCATCCAACTAAATCACACATTGTTGTGGTTAAAGATGGTGAAAAGGTAAAAACTATTCGATTTGGTCAACAGGGTGCTGAAACTGCTGGTGATCCTAAGAAAGGTGAGTCAGAACGTATGAAAGCAAAACGTAAGTCATTTAAAGCCCGTCATGGCCGTAATATTGCTAAGGGCAAAACGTCTGCAGCATATTGGGCAGATAAGGTAAAGTGGTAATGGACAAGTTTAGAACCTTTGTGGAAAAGAAATCTGAGACTTGGGAGGCTGGTTATAAGCGTCGTGTCGTAAAGACGACTAAACCAGAACATAAGGATAAGGGTTATAATTGGAGAATCAAAGGAAAGGAACGTCCTGAGATCTCTATTAAATTATATAAAAGCAAACCATCACAATCAGAATTTAATAGCCAGATGAAACGCGTTGCTGGTCACGAATTTGGAACAGGATAAATAGGTACAGTTATGGCTGATACAACGTTAACTAGATTAGATCGTATTGAAACAAAGCTTGATACTTTAGCCGATGCTATGATAGCTTTAGCTCGTACTGAAGAAAAGTTAAGTGCTCTTAAAGAAGATCATGATAGAGCTTTTGAAAGAATGAATAATCATTCAGCTAAATTAGATGACATAGAACGCAAAGTAGAAGAAAATGCACATACAGTGCACATTATTAATAAATTATTCTGGGCAGCAATAATTGCTGCATTAGGATCTATAGCAGCCCAAGTATGGATGTAAGGAAAGTACAATGAAAACAGAAGACATTAACAAAATGGCTCGGGCTTTGAAACAGGTCCAAGAAACATTTAACGACACACGCCCCGGTACTAAACAAAATCAAAAAGATTTTGATAAAGCTGCTAGGATGGCAAAGCCAAAAGATAAAGTATCTTTAAAGCCCATGCCTCCAGCGCTGGCCCAAAAAATGAAAAACGAAGAGCTAAAGGGTGGTCAGCACAAACTAGATCACGATAAAGATGGTGATATTGATGCTAAAGACTTTGCTCATATGCGTAAAAAGAAAAAGTCTGGTAAAGAAGAAGTTAGCATGAATGCTAAGGTTGACTCTGAAAAAGGTACAACCGATGAGCAAAAAGAAGGTACTACTTGGACAGTCTATAAAAAGATCATGGAAAAGCGTGACATGCATACTAAAGGTGCTACTGAGGCAGAAAAGATCGATTCAAAAGATTCACCTGGTGGTAAGAAAATGCGGCAAGACATTGCAGTTGATGCAAGCGGTAAAGTAAGCAACTATGATGAACTAGGTCATGATGATGCATCCAAAGCTGCACGAGCAACTAAAACATCCCCGGCACGGAATGGTGATAATAAAGCTGGTGACAAAAATGTAATGAATGCGCCTGAAGACATTACGAAAAAAGCAGGAATGAAAGCTTAATTATAGGAGAATATTATGGCGATTAAACCACCAAACTATCAAAAGGATGCTGTACCAACAAATAAAGGTTGGCAGCATCCTAAAACTGGTGAACTACTTGTGTCAACTAAGCTTAGTAATGCACAAATCAATGACTATCTTGGAGTAACTCCAGTAGAACCCGAAGCCGTCGTTATTGATATGACGGATGATGTACAGACAATGTCTATCATGGATATGAACGCGGAAGGTAAACTACTAGCGGCACAAGTTGAAGATCTTAATTCATTGACTAAAGCTGAACTAGAAGAACTGGGCCGTGAGTACGGCATTGAGCTAGACCGTCGTTTGAAAAAAGAAACAATGATTGAACACTTATTGCCATACGTAAGCTAAATGGAATTATTTGAAACGTTATCTGACGATAACTTTTTGTTGTACGCAGCAAAACATTATTATAAACCAACTGCAGCTGATGCTGAAGAATTTTATGATGATTTAAAAAGATTTATATACGTTAAAAGACAGCTTCATCGTTATGCTAATACCGGCGAATTGTCTGAACGACTATTATTAAATCATTTTATTGTTGTGTTTAATGTGTATGGAATTAAGCCTGCTTTGAAGATGTTAGAGTTTAAAATTGATGAAAAATATTGGCCTGTTGTTAAGCCATTTTTGGTATTTCTCAAATATATAAGAAACGATCAATATGTGGACGTTAAGATGGACCAATATGTAGTAGATAAGTTAAGGAAAATATAATGGTAGGTGTATTAAAAAGAGCAGGTGACCTGGTCTATACCTTCAGATTCCTGAAGTTACTTATCACATCATTTGATGATACAGAAGCATATAAGCTTGGTCTTATTGATGAAAAGGGCAAACGTGTTAAAAAGCCTGAAACGTCCGATGAGCGTGCTGCCTACACACCTTTTCATAGACTTGTATTCAACATCAAAAAGTTAATTGCCAAAGCACCAGGTGGTAGCACTAAGATTGCATCTTATGCTGCTGCCCTTTATCTCCTTAAAGAGAAGTATAACGTAACAGATAAACAGCTAAAAGAAGCTATTCAGTATGCAGGTTTAGATCCACTAGACTTTATAGCAGAGAACACTCAATGGTTTGTTCTTGAGGATAAACGCTTATCACCCGGATCTTATAAAGTACTTAATGATAAGATGATAAATAGTACATTAGATGAGGTTGTCTATAAACGTGATCTGGTAACTGTAGGTGAATCCTGCTATCCTGTTGGTGATGTGTTTGGTCTAGATGTGTATGAAGCAACTCATTCACGTACAAGACAGTCAATATACGTAACGATCGGAGAGTTGGCAAGATGACGCCAAAAGAAGTAAGTTTAGATAAAAAAATTGATATTGAAAAAGCAATTAAAAGGTTGGATAAAAATCAACAAATTGCAGTAAAAATGTATTTTTATCAAAACGCAACATTTGCTGATATTGGCAAAAAATTAAATTTAAGTTCTGGTAGGGCTAGACAGATTTTAGGCAAAGCATTACGCAGACTTAAACATCCTGCATTAGGTTTAGCAGAAGATGCTGCAGCAGTAAACACAGGTTCAATTCCTAATCCTGCCCAAACCGCTATGGGCCCTTCTCGACTGCCAGTACACATATTTAGACGCCGTGTTGGTAAAGAAATAAATATGACTGATAGGCGCAGACGTAAAGATAAAACCCCAGTTCTTTTAAAGAAATTTAGAAAGTATATGGAAGACAATGGCTAAATTATACTTAATGTTATTTTTAATGAGTATTTTCGGTAGTGTCGGCTATGGAGGATATTCTTACTATTTGTGGTCACAGGAGACTATTGGCACATTAAGAGAGAATAACGTAAAACTTAAGTCTGCAGCTGAGACACTACAAAATACAGTAGACACCATGGCAGCTGATGCTAAAAAGAATGAACAACTAAATAAAGATCTTACTACCAGATTACAACAATCTCAAAAGCACCTTGATAAACTAAGAGGTGTATTTGCAAAAATAGATTTGACTATGGAGGCATTGACAAATGCACAAGGACTCGAAGACAGGGTTAACAACGCAGTTAACAAACTTATTGGCCGGATCGAAAACGAAACTACTCCTCCTAGCGATAAGCCCACTGATACTGGCGGCGTGCAGCAGTAGAGCACCTGAAGCTGAAGTAGTGGTTACTACCCAGTATCAGAAACAAAACATTCCAATTCAAGAACGTCCTAAGGCCGTGCAGTTTCCTCCAGTTGATTGGTTTGTTATTACAGAAGAGAACCTTGAAGAAAAGATTAAAGAGATTCAAGGTAAAACAGGCAATACCGTTGTATTTGCAATAACACCAAAAGGCTATGAAAACCTGGCCTTGGGTATTGCTGAATTACGCAGATACGTCAAAGACCAACAAGCTATTATCGTCTACTATGAAGAAGCGTTGACAGAAGAACCTTCAAAAGAAGAGCAACCTTCTAAAAAATAAAAAAAATATATTTGTTTAATATCGCGGCTTTTTAGTGTTTACTAGGAAGCCGCTTTTATATATAATACTACCTAAAAATCAAAGACAATCCAATTACCTAGCTGCATAAATGCGTTATGCGGTATTAATATTTTTATTCGAAAGAGGTGTTAAATGCTCAAAGTGGTTCCTAACAATAGAGATTACGATCTACGTGCTGTTATGTCAGACACAAAGTTTTATGAAGGCTATTCAAGATGGGATGAATCTAAAGATCGATATGAAACGTGGGAAGAGTCAGTAGCACGTGTTATGGACATGCATCGGGACTACTACAAAGATAAAATGACACCAGAACTGTCATTGATGATTGACGAAGCCGAATCGCTATACAAATTGAAGTATGCTCTAGGAGCACAGCGTGCGCTACAGTTTGGTGGAGATCAACTACGCAAGCACCAAATGCGGATGTATAATTGTACATCAACATACGCTGACCGGCCTCGTTTTTTCTCAGAGTTGTTTTACGTTCTTCTATGTGGCGCTGGTGCAGGATTCTCTGTACAAGATCACCATACAGCACGTTTGCCTGATATCGCAGATCGTAAAAAGCAAGCTAAAGGTTGGGTTGTTGAAGATTCTGTAGAAGGTTGGGCAGATGCCTTGGGCGCATTGATGTCGTCATATTTCACAGCAGATCAGCAATTCCCTGAAATGGCCGGTCGTAAAGTTTATTTTGATTTGAACTCTGTACGTCCAAAGGGCGCCATGATTAATGGCGGGTTTAAAGCTCCAGGTCCAGAACCACTCCGTAAGGCCTTGGATAAAATTGAACATCTAATTCAGTCTCGTGTGTTGAAAGGCGAGAAACGTCTGCGGCCTATCGATGTATATGACATTGCTATGCATGCTGCTGATGCAGTATTGGCTGGTGGTGTTCGTCGTTCTGCAACCATTTGTTTGTTTACAGCAACTGATGAAGAGATGATTAATGCTAAGACAGGC